ATCCACCTCTAGGGCCAGACGGTAGGTGCGCCCGTTCGCCCGCACGCGCACGGTTCCCGCCACCACGAAGCCCCGGAGAAACTGGATGCCCTGCGCGATGGCCTGGGGGCTGTCGCGAGTCACGCTCTCCGCGAAAACCGAAGGCGTGGCCGAAGTCGCAAGGACCTCGGCCAGCGCCGCCTGAGTAACGGGGCGGATGTCCACGAGGACCTCCTGCCCCTTTCGTTGTAGTGTGATGGTAGCGCGTTCCATTAGTAGCTCGCTTGGGAGTTCTTCAGGGTGACGGTGAGGAGGTTAGAACCAGTCCTGACGGCTTTGAGGGCGAGGCGGATCCTAGCCATGCCGGTGTCGCGGTTGGAGGCCACCCAGGGGTCCTCGGTGAGGTAGCCGTCAAACGCCACCGTGAGGGAGGTGTTGGCGTCTATGGTCCAGGCCAGGCTGACGCTCCGGGCAGTGGCGGCCAAAAAGTCAGTCAGCCGCCCCGCGTCCTCCGTGGAGTCAAAGACGAGCTCCATGCTGGCCGTCACCTCAGCCGTGCCCTCGGGGTAGACCGCAACGGCGGGCACCTGAGAGAGGGCGTTGAACGGGGTTTTGGGGACGCTGATGGAGACCTCTACCTGGCTGGCCCGCCCCGTCACGGCGGAGCCGCCGATGGAGACGCTCACCTGGCCCACGTTGAAGACCTGGGACTCGTAGGTGGGGGTGGCGGCGGTGCCGGTGGTGGTGCGGTCCATGCCCACCAGGGTGGCCTGCGCCTGGAGGTAGCCGTCTGCCGCGTGGCGCAAGGTGAGCTCGGCCACCTGAGCCCCCACGGCCCGGTGAACCGCCACGCCGTCTTGGACCTCCAGGGTGTAGCTGGGGTAGCTAGTCTTCGGGGTGAAGGTGTGGGTGTAGTTGGGAGCAGCCCCAGTCGTAGTCGGAGCGCCCAGAAGTGCCGCGAGGAGCGCTCCGATGGCCCTGGGCGTCACCACCACGCTGAGGTCTGCCTCCGCGTGGCGCTGGGTGGGCACCACGATGGAGACCCCGAGCGCGTCCAGGGCGGGGACTTCGGCGAACGAGGCCGCGGCCCGCACCTGAGGGACCTCCTGGAGCCGGAAGAAGAAGGTGGGGGCCACACCGGTTCCGGGAGTGGTCTCCTTCCCGAGTCCTGCATATCCGAGGTTCAGTGGCATTACTTCCCTCCTTTCTTGCCCTTCTTGCCGTCTTCCCCCTCATCGGGGTAGACGGCGAACTCCCTCTCCACCAGGAGGCGGGCCACCTCCTCGGGAAGAGCGTGCTTCCCAACGTCCACACGCCCGTAGCCTGGGACGTAGACGGGAGCTAATACGATGACCTCCACCTTTTTCACAACTTCCTCCTGTACGGGACGGAGAAATCCAACCGCCAGTAGCTGGCCCCCGTGTCCTCGCCGTGGACCCGAACGCTCACCTCTGGCACGCCGGGCTCCATAAGCTCCACGCCGCCCGCAAGAAGGAGAGGGTGAGCGTCGTAGACAGCGAGGATAGCGGCGTCCAAAGCGTCCATGAGCTCGTAGTAGGCTCCGTCCGTAGTGGAGACGGTGAGGACAGCGAGGACGGTCCCCTGCATACCAGGCCCGGCGAGGCGGAACGGGGTAGGGGTAGACGGTCCAGCCGGGAAGGCGAGCCCCGAGGCTGGCCTGAAGGGTCTCCAGCATCTGGCGAGTGGTCATCTGAGCCCTCCCAGGATGTAGCGCATAGCCTCTTCCAGGTACTGGGGCCAGTGGGCGGCGGTGTCTCTGGCGGCAGGCCCGAGGTAGGGGCGGGCGGGGATAACGACCTGACGGGCCTTCCGCCACGGCCCCGTGGGCTCGGTGGTGTCGGAGAAGTTCCACAGGCGGAAGACCAGGTAAGGCCCGCGCTTGGGCCGAATGACCGCTCCGTACTCGTGGACGGGAGCGTAGATGAGGTTGGAGTAGACGCGTTGCTCGCCGTAAGAGCCGGGAGTGAGCTGCTTGTAGGGGCCCTTCTTGATGGACTCCCGGAGCCTCCCAGTCCTCGGGATGAGTCCAGGGCGGCCCAGGCTCACGTTCTCTTTCGCCCGGGCCACCACATCGTCCACCATGCGCCGAAAGGCGGCGTTGGCCGCGGCGTAGAGGTTTTCCGGGATTTGGGTGAAGAGCTCCCACTCTTTCATGCCGTCCTCGCGAGCTCCACCACGAGGCCAACGTCTGTGCTCCAGACCCGAGTCACCTGATACTGCTCCCCGGCGGGCCCGGTGAGGAGGTCCCCCTCCCGCACGTCTCCGTTCGTGACCAGGCGCATCCTTGGAGCCAGGCCCAGCATGGCCTCGGCCAGGCCGGGACGGGGCTCGGAGAGGAGGCCGTGCACGAAGCCCCTCTGGCCTTGCAGGCGCACTAGAACACCGGCCACAGCTCCTCCACAGGGCTAGCCCCACTCCTTTGGCGAATGAGCTCGTCCACCCACCCTCCGGCGGCCCGGATTTGAGCGGCCACCTGGGCCGGATCCCGATACTGCTGGCTCACTCCGCCCAGGTTGAGGGCAAGTAGGCGACGGGGGTCGGACTCCAGGGCCCGGGCGGCGGCCTCGTGGGGGCGGTAGTAGGTGACGGCGTTGGCGGTGACGCTGGTGGCCTTGAGCCAGCCCTGCCACTCCTCGTCGGCCAGGGAGGTGGGAGCCCACGCCCCCCCTTCCGTGGGGACGTCCCCGGCCATTCGCCTGGCCCAGGCCAGGGCCCAGGCCAGGCTGGTGGGGTCGTGGAGGGTCAGGTCGGCGGGGACGTAGGTGCGGGCCACGGACTACCTCCGGCGGCGCTTCTCCTCCTGGGGCTGGTCCTCCTCCTGGGGCTGGTCCTCCTCCTGGACCTTTGCCCACTCAGGAGCCTTGAGAAGCTCTTCTGCGAGCGATTCGGGAACGGCGGAAACTACCCCGTGCGGGTTCCGAACATGGACGACCTTCACGCCTTCACCTCCTAACCGCGCACTTGGACGGCGAACTCGGGCCTGATCGCCTTCACCCCAAAGAGGACATCAATGGAGACGGTGTGGTACTTCCCGGTGGGGTCATAGCGCATGACCATGCGGAAAGTGAGCCCGCTCTCGTCGTCCCTCACTATGGCAGCGGGAGTGCCATCCATGGGCGCTGGGAGCGGGCGAGTGACAAGGACAGCAAAGTCACGGGCAAAAGCCAGGTTGTAGGTGGTGTTGGGAGTACCCGTCACCACGGGAACAAGCTGAGACTCCAAGAGAGTCATGCCGTAGAGGGTAGGAGCCCGCCCTTCGCGAATAGCTTCGGCTCCACCGTAGTTAAGAGCATTGGTCACCTTCGGGTCCCCGAGGATGGCCGCGTAGTCCTTAGGAGAAAGGACTACAAACTTCTCCTCGGTAGGGGGCACCTTAGCCTCCACCAGCTTCTGACGGGCGAGGCGGATGGTATCCGCCGCTACATCCGTCCCGGCGGTCCCCACGCTGGCCGCAGCGTTGGGGTAAAGGGCGAGCAGGGCATTCTCAATCGCCTCGGCCAACGCAATCCCCGCCGCTCGGGTGATGTTAGCGATGACGTCAGGGCGGGACTGCGCCAAGAACAAATCGGGCACCCGCACGTCCACCGTCTTGAACTTGTTCAGCTCAACGGAAACAGATTGAGCGGAGACGGTGGTGGAACCACTGTCTGGCGCGTCCGCTGCGGTGAGAGTGAGGGGCAAGGGCACGTTCACCGTGTTGCCGTAGGTGGCGATGGCCGTGTCGTAGTCCCGGTTTACCCGGGGGGCCATGACGATGTTTGCCCGCAAGTGAGCCAGGACCTCCTGAGCCCAAATCTGGGGGATCCAGCCGTTAGTGGTTCCGTTCTGGATAATCTGAAGCGGCATGTTTCACCTCCTCATCGGATTTCGCCCCGAGCGAGCATGGCGAGAATCTCCTTCCTCCGCCGCGCGTACTCCTCGGGGCTCATGCGAGCGATGTCATCAGCGGTTAGCCGATGACCGCTTTGAACCGGGTTCGCCCCAGAGTCCTGGGGCGCGCTCGTCCTCCGCAGGATGGGGTAGCGCTGGAGAAGCGCGTCCACGTCCACCTCCACGCCGTCATCGCTCTCCCGGAGGAGCCCGTCCGCCCGGGCCAGCTTGAGGGCGGCCTCGGCGGCCACGGGGTCCTGGAGCCGGGCCAAAAGAACAGTCTTGGCCTCCGCCAAAGTGGCCCGCTCCTTGGCCCGTTTCCACTCCTGCTCCAGCTCGGCCAGGCGCTCCTCGAGGGTCTTGGACGCTACACGGCGCTCAGCGGCCTCTCTCCGCACCTTCTCCAGCTCCCGCCGTAGACGCTCCACCTCCTGGATGGGGTCCGGGACGGGCTCCTGCCTCGGGCGCTCCTCGCCCGCTCCCTGGCCCTGGCCCGCCTGGGGCTGGGGTTCAGGGGGGGCAGCCTGCTCCACCTCCTGGGTGGGGTTGGTCCTCTCCTCGTTCATCGGGTCCTCCAAAAGGAAAGCCCCCGGTCTCTCCGGGGGCTCTTGCCACGGGGCTCCCGGCCCCGTCGTGGCCTAGTCGTTCATCACTCGTCTCCCTTGCAGTGCTTCAAGTACATCTCCCTGGCCTTCTCCTCCACGGAGCGGTAGCCGTGCTGGGCGGCCCGGCTGATGGCCGCCCGCAGGGCCCGGCAGTCGTAGACCCACTCCCCGTCCTTCCACATCTTCACGGGGAACTTCCGCTCATCGGGGAGGAGGAAGACGTGGCTCGGGACTTTCTCCCGTTTGGACTGAACCTCCTTCTCCACCAGGAAGGGCCGCTTGACCTCGGGCTCCGCCATGCCCTCACCTCCTCATCACGTCCCGCCACGTGGCCGAGGGGACGTAGATGACGGCGTGGCCGCAGTTGACCCACTCCGCCGGGTCCGGGACGGCGTCCCAGTCGTGCGGGGCGTCCACCCTGCGCCCCGCGTTGGGGCCGCCAGGGAGGACGAACTTCTCCCTCTCGGGGACGGTCTTGCCCTCGAGGGCCGCGTGCCAATCACGGGGGTGGCGGGCCGGGTAGACGCGTACCCAGACCTTCCACGCCGCCCCGGCCTCCCTGGCAGCCGCTTCCGCCCCCTCGGAAAACCCTCTCCGGGTGGCCACGTCCGCGATGAGGCGCACGTAGAGGCGGGGGTCCATGGGAAGCCCCTTTCCCGAGCCGTAGACGGCGCTCACGCGGGCCACCACGTCCTCCGCGAAAGCCAGGGAGCGCTCGGCCAGAAGCC